TTATATTACCAAGCCTTAGCAATCGTGCGTGACTTCACCGACACCGAGGCAGCATTCTTGATAATAGCGGGTGTTGCTCTAGCGCTTAAACTCTGGCTGATTGGCCGGATCACATCGTATAGCCTAATGTCGCTTTTCGCGTATGTGAGTATATTTTGGATGCTGCATGATGTTGTGCAGCTACGCGCGGCTGTCGCAAGTTTGCTGCTTATTCTAGCGATCCATCTTTATTCAAGCGGGAGAAAAACACCCGCTTTAGCCTCTATGGTCGCCGCCCCGATGGTCCATATACAGGGTGCAGTCGTTCCAATCGGGATTGGTTTGCGATGGCTATTTGCAGAAAAGTTTGTTCTGGCAATCGGTGTGGTTCTTTTCACACAAGCCTTAGTATCAGTGGGTGTAGCCCCTTCCAAAGCGATTTTCGCTTTCATTCCAATTGAAAGTGAAAGAGCGCTTGCAACCCTAGAAGATAGTGAGGGTGGGAGTGGCCTTAGACTAACCACCCTTGT